CGATTACGACAAGTATAATTTTGAGCCGCAATCTGAGGAGGACGAGATAATACTCTCCAGAGATGCCCTGCTATACTTTGAATACATCGAGGAATACGAAACTTGTCAATTTATATTTGAGGTTTTAAACGAATAAATTTGGAGCGTATATATAAAAAGCTTTACATTTACAAAAAACAAATTAAACCCTATGAATTTAAAAGATACACTAGACAGACTCTTCGACAAAGACCTAGGTTTAACTCACGAGCAAAGAGATAAGATAATCACAATTATAGGCGACCATTCTCAATACGAATGGAGCGCAGGATTTAAACAAGCTAAAGAGCAAAGATAATGAACTGGACTCTACAAATAGCTTTCCATTATCCTCACGACAGATTCCTATTAGGCTGGGAGTATATGGCAAAAAACAAGGAGTACAATTACACAACAATAAAGCTGTATTTATTTATAGTAACATTAACCCTAGATATTTAAACCATGAGAAAATATATACATAGATTACTCGTAAAAAATTCAATAGTACCTTATAAATCAATCACATTACAAACGGGCGTAATTGTAGACCACTACAGAGACGGACTCGTAGATGTAACCTCTTAATTTTTAGTTTTGTTTAGTTTTGTTTTAGTTTGCCCTGCCTTAATTGGTGGGGTTTTTTTATATAAGAAACAATATATATTATAATTCGTTTATATAATAGTACTAATACTAATAGTTAGTACCTATTAGATATGAATAAATTAGCTAAAGGCAACGAGGGTTGGTCTACAAAAGCCAAAGGTATAGACCGCCGTAAGAATCCATTCAAGCAATTAATAACAGAGGCAACCTCACAAGAGAACTTTATAGCCGTCTTTCAAACGTTAGAGGCAAGCGCGATGTCTGGAGACGTTCAAAGCGCAAAGCTCTACCTAGAGTATACAGTCGGCAAACCAATGCAGAGCGTGGATATAACCTCCGACGGTGGCAGCGTAAACATACCGACGATTTCTTTTACCTCAGCTATTGACGTAACCCCAGAGAATGAGTAACATAAACTTAAGTGAAAAATTCGCGCCCTTGTTTGATATTCCCGACGGCGTGGATACCTTTATCATAACAGGCGGCAGATTCTCACAGAAGTCATTTGCGACGTCTTTAAGCGCTTTAAATAGTTGCACGAAGTATGGGCATCGAATACTATATAGCAGGTATACAAATGCCTCTCTCAAGGATTCCATATTCGCAGAGGTAGAGGAGAAAATCGAACTCATGAATCTGGAGGACTCTTTCGAGTCGCAGCAAAATAGGATTGTCTCAAATTTCAATAAAAGCAAAATAGTCTTTAAAGGATTAAAGGCAGGCTCTGGAGTGCAAACTGCAAACCTCAAGGGATTAAAAGATTTCTCTATGCTTATACTAGACGAGGCGGAGGAGATGCAAGACGAGGCAATCTACGATAAGATAGTGCTATCAATTAGAGGGAACGACGCAAGCAATCCAAACCGAAATATAAAGGTCTTAATCTTAAACCCTACAAGCAAGGAGCATTTTATCTATATGAAGTACTACGAGAGTAGAGGCGTTCAAGAGGGATTTAACGGAGTAAAAGATAACGTCTGTTATATACATACCTCTTACCTCGATTGCCTAGAGTTTGTACCCGACGAGATACTAGACTATTTCGAGGATATGAAAGTTAGCAATCCGATAAAATACAAGCACGTCGTTTTAGGCTCTTGGCTCTCAAAAGCTGAGGGAGTCGTTTATACAAACTGGCGCTTTGGCGAATTTAACCCCGACGGGTTGCAGGTTATCTACGGACAGGATTACGGATTCACCGATCCGACAACCTTAGTCGCTATTGCCATAGATAAAAAGAGAAAGATAATCTACGCAAAGGAGGAGCTATACAAATCGAAAATAACCATATCCGAAATATACGCAATCAATAGACAGAGAGCAGGGCGTAGTCTTATCATAGCAGATAGCGCAAGCGCAGGAACTATCGCAGAGCTGCAAAAGCTAGGTCTTAATATTAGAGGCGCTAAGAAAGGCGCAGGTAGTATCGCGGCAGGTGTGGCATTTATTCAAGACTATGAGCTTGTCGTACACCCAGACTCTACTAATATGGCAAAGGAATTAAACAACTACGTATATACAGACAAGGGCGCAAATGTATTTTCTGCGATGTACGACCATAGTTTAGACGCTCTGCGTTACGGCGTTTCTCATTTGCTTGCTAATCGTGGCAAAATAGAAATAAGGTAAAGAAACAATACTAAGCAAAAATCGTTTTTATTATATGACAGAGACTATTAAAATTAGTGTACCCGAAAATATCGCAGATATTACTCTAGACCAATACGTCAAGTTTGAGGCGCTCAGAGCGCGAGAGGATAAGATGACGGAGCAGGGAATGATTGAGAGGGTTATATCTTTGTTTACAGGAATGAAAAAACAAGATGTAAAGAAATTAGTCTATACAGACTACGAGGGTTTAATGGCTCAGATTATAGCAGCGTGTGAGCAAGACGTAGAATTTCAAGAGCGGTTTATACTTAATGGAGTAGAGTACGGCTTTATCCCAAACCTAGACGAGATAACGACGGCGGAGTATGTAGACCTCAGCACTATAGGAATGGACTTTAAAGAGATGCACAAGATTATAGCTATCTTATTTCGTAGGGTTACGAATGAGGACGCTTTCGGTAACTATGAGATACTGCCCTACAAATACGACAAGGCTCTTTGCGAGGAGATGCGGCGTTGCCCTATGAATATAGTTAACGGCGCTCTGGTTTTTTTTTGGAGTTTATCGAGAGAATTAAAGGAGGCTATCCAGAGATATACGAGTCAAGCGGAGGAGAAAAACAAGCGGTAGATTATTTCTCCAAATGGGGGTGGTACGTTACTATTGATATGATGGCAGGTAATGATATACTAAAAATTGACAGAGTGCTAGAGATTCCTGTGCATGAGTTTCACACGTTCCTAGCTCATAAGTTAGACAGGCAAAATATGGAGGCAATACTAAGGAAAGGTAATAACGTAACACAATTATAGAATGAACGCATACAGTAGAATATTAAGATATATAAGGAGTTTAGCAGAGCAAGACGTATTTGTTAAAACAATCACAACGGGCGCAGATATTGATTTGAATAAGGGCGATATATTCCCGTTGTTTAATATTGATATTACAGACGCAACGTTTAGCTCTAACGCGACGATTACCTTTAGCCTAAATATACAATGCTTAGATATTAGAGATATTAATAACGAGAATGTAAACGATAAATTTTACCTCAACGACAACGAGGTAGACAACTACAATGGTACGCTCTCTTGCTTAAATGCGCTTTGGGTTAAAATGCACAGAGACTTTGCAGACAATAATATAACGGCGTCGGATAGTCCGACCTTGACGCAGATAACCTACTCAGATAAAAACCTATTAGATGGTTGGGATATGAGCCTAGAGGTAGAGATGCCAATAGACGAAACAAGCTTTTGCTTTTGGGAAGTGTAACGAAAATATTTAATACTCTAGGGAGTAATGTAGTAAGGCAGGCAAGGGCTAATCTAAAGAAAAAAAAGAAAGGCGATAGCAACCTATCTAAAAACCTATCCTATAAAGTAAAGGGTAACTCTATAGAGTTTACTCTAGCGGATTACTGGGAATATGTAGACGCAGGGGTTAAAGGTGTCGGAGGTACAAAGAGCGGATAAAAAAGTAAAGGGCAAAAAAGTAACGGGCGCAGCTTGGAAACTTAAAAAGGTAACAAATAATAAGTTTAAGTATCGAGATAAAAAGCCGCCGTTTATGGCTTTCAACGGGTGGACTATTCGAAAGGGTATAGCGCCGAGAGATGCAAAGGGTAGGTTTACAAGTCGCAAAAGTTTGCTTTATGCGATTGCAAATAGTGTGTATCACACAGGAATCGAGACGACGCATTTCTTTACAGACGCCCTAGATAATGAAGTACTAAAACTAGGCGACGAGATAGGCGAGGCTTTCGCTCTTGACCTCATCGACGGAATGAATATTAAAAGTGATAACGTAACAATAACAAAATGATAAGAGCATTAAGTCCGTTTTATATAGATACTCCTTTAGTGTATGGGGGTGTAACTTGCGCAAAGTATACGCTAAACGTTTGGGTTTGGAATGGCGACAAGTCTACTCCAGATAATACAAACAGCTATCAAATAACCTACCAAAATACTACAGCGTCGACAGGCTCGCATAGCATAAACATAAACGCTATTATACAAGACTATATCGAATTTACAGAGCCGTCTCCTACGCTCTCGACGGGTATACAATTAATCGACGGTAATAACCAGCAATGGGTATACACTTACGTAACCTATGACGCAGTCGCTACGTTGTACCACGAGGCTACTCAGATAATGACGCTAGGGTATGCTTACGGAAACGAGGGCAGAAATGTAACGGCGGTATCTAATCAAACGCTTTTAAATCCTCAAGAGTATAAAGTAAATCGAGAGGGTAACTTTGTCTTTCCTATCTTCGTGCCTACGGGTGCAACCTCTAGCGCTGTGACTGTAAAGTCTTATCCTAGCTTAGAAATAAATTACTCGGCAACCCCTGCGCTATCGGACGAGAGTAGCGAGATTGTTCAATACCTTTGGGTAGAGTTATCTCTAGCTGTAGACGAGGCTTATATAGAGATAGTTTGGCAAGGTCAAACCACTACGTTAAACCTAACAGACGAGTGTAAATATACTCCCTTAGACGTATTTTTTCAAAATAAAGACGGTGCTTTACAGACGTTTACTTTCTTTAAAAAGCAAGAGGAGACTATAGACGTAACAGATAGCAGTTTCGAGACTAACAGAGGGCAGGCGTCGGACGGATTCCATCAGTTTGTAAGGTATGGCGTGCAAGGTCGCACTACATTAATGGCGGAGACGGGTTGGCTTGACGAGGATATGAACGAGGTACTCAAGCAAATACTACTAACAGAGCGTATCTGGAGCTATAACGGTACAACTTACACGCCTTTAAACATAAAAAAGACCTCGCAGAAATTTAAGACAAGGCAAAACGATAGGTTAATTAACTATACTATGACTTTCGAAATGAGTTACAACGAAATAAACAACATATAAAATGGTTAATCTATTTATTAACGGCGAATTACTAGACCAATACGCAGACGAGAGCGTGGATATTGTAAGCTCTGTTTTAGATGTGAGCGATATTACTAAAAATACAGGCGATTACTCTAAGAGTTTTACCGTTCCTGCTAGTAAAAATAACAATCGATTGTTTAAACATTGGTATAATGCGTCTATAGATAACGGATTCGATGCTAGGAGTAAAGTAGAGGGTAGTATTGATATTGACGGCGTACCTTTCAAGCTAGGAAAGTGGAGGTTAAACAAGTGTAATATAGTAAAGGGTAGACTTGAGAGCTATACAATTAATTTCTTTGGTAATCTGCCTAATATATCGGATACAATAGGCGAGGATATGCTGAGCGATTTGGCGTTCCCTGCGCTAGACCACGACTGGACGAGCGACAACGTAATCGACGGACTAGAGGGCTAGCTATTTAACGGCGACATCGTTTATACTTTAATGGCTAACAAGCGTTATTTTTATAACAGCCATTCTGGAGCGCATGACGTAGACGCTACGACTATAAACATATCTAGCGGAGCGAGTACCTCACACGCTACGGGCGTAGTGTGGAGCGACCTAAGACCTAGCGTAAAGCTATCTAAAATAATCGATGCAATAGAGACAAGATACAACTCGTTTATATATGATAACCCTATAGTATTCTCTAGGGATTTTTTTAGTACTACAGAGTTTGAGAAACAATACCTTTGGCTCAAGGCAGACGATAGGGTGGCGATAGGCGGCGGCGAGGATATAGTAGACTTTACTACAGGCTCAGAGACTTATATAAATTTAACTACTAACGTCGGTACTTTTATAACGGACAGAGCTACAAATACAAGGTTTGCAATAGGTAATAAGATTACCCCTGCCTCTGGTTACGAAGATGTACCCTATACTTTTATAGTTAGAAACGCAGATACAAATGAGGACGTTTACGCTTGGGATAGGACGCAATGGGGTAACGGCGACGGTATAATCTCGATAGGTACTAACTTGTTTTCTCCAAGTGGTACGACTACTTTTAATTTTACGTGGCACGTAAAGAGTAATTCAAAAATCGAGTTTACGTCTGAGGTTGCTATAGTTAAACAAGTTGGCGTTGTGTTGTCTCCGAGCGACGTTACAACAGGAGCAGCTCAAACTCTAGTTAATGAAGTAGTAATAGGCGACGAGATGCCAGAGTTAAAAATAGTTGACTTTCTCAAGGGCATTTTTAATATGTTCAAACTTGTAGCGATTCCAAAAGACGACGGTAGTATCTACGTTAATACTTTGGATTCTTACTACGCTCAAGGGCAAAGATACGACGCTACTAAATATATAGATTT